AATTTCGGCCGATGAAGCTGTTAAGGCATTCACGCTTATAGGCTCAGCAAAGCCAGAATTGTTAAAAAGTAAAGAGGCTCTTGTTGGTGTAACCAATGAAGCTATTGCATTAGCCGAGGCATCAGATATGGATTTACCATCTGCCGCTGAGAGTTTGACAAAGGTTATGAATCAATTTGATTTAAGCGCCAATGAGGCAGGTCGCACAATTAATGCTCTTGCAGCTGGAGCTAAAGAAGGGGCAGCGGCAATTCCAAGCATCAGTGAATCAATTGTACATTTTGGGGCAGTTGCCAAAACGAGTAATATCAACCTTGAACAATCAGTTGGCTTAATCGAAACACTTGCCGAAAAAGGTGTAACTGGCGCTGAAGCGGGAACAAAACTCCGAAATGTACTTGTTGAATTATCGCAAGGACCTAACGAAACTAATCCTAAAATTGTAGGCTTAACAAAGGCTCTACAAAATTTAAGAGATCAGGGTTTAAGTACCGAGGAAATGGTTAAGCGTTTTGGGAAAGAAAACATTGTTGCTGCCCAAATTTTAACAGAAAATGCAGATAAAGTAGATTATTACACCAAAGCCGTTACCGGTACAAACGAAGCATACATACAACAGGAACGCAATACCGATAATCTTGATAGTTCTGTTAAGCGTTTTAATAACAGCATTGAGGCTCTTACTCTTAGTTTTAACGGCGATGGTGGTCTAACTAAAGCTTTAACTTTTGTAATCGATAAGGTTTCAAGTTTTATCAATCTACTCTCCGAAGCAAATAAATCTATTGAAAGCATTAAAAAAGAGGTCATTAGTGAAAATATGGCTCATATGCTTGAAGAAGATAAAAAAGAAATAGATGAAATGGGTGAGTTATTTTTCAAAACACTGCAAATTGAAATCGATGTTGAAAAGAAAAGGCTCGCTACTGGTACCAAGAATATCGAACAACTATTAATGGAAAAGGAAATTATGGGTAAGATTATTTCATCGGAAATTGAAATGACCGCAGAGGATACACAGAGAGCTAATGAGAATATTGCTTCATTAGAAGAACGAATAAAACTTGGAAAACAGTATATTCAATTAAAAACCGAAACAGGGAAGGAAGAAGATAAAACAGAATCTGGATTAAAAGATGATGTTGTAAAGAAAACCAAAGATTTAGCCGATAAGTTAAGGGAGATAGAGTATAAACTACAGCAATACTATCAGTCATCTCATTATAATGAATTACAGGATGCCCACAAACGTTATGATGAATTAAGAAAATTAGCAGAAGGGAATTCGGCAGAACTGATAAAAATTAAAGAGCTTGAAAACATTGAGATTTCTCAAATAAATGATAGGTTTAAAAAACAGCTTGCCGACGATACTAATAAGGCTGCCGATGAGTTTGATAAATTACTTGATGCTGAATCTAAAGCTTTCTTAGATGAAGAAATTAATGTTGAAAAATTAGAACAGCAAATTAAGGATATATCTCAAACCATGGCTGATGAGTGGTGGTCAAAATTGGAAGCTGAAGAAAAGCGCGACATATTTGGGATGACTCAGGAAGACTGGGATGCTCTTACTGAGAAATTAAATGTTGCTTTTGCTTTTGCTGGAGAAACTTTAAATGCATTTGCAGCATACGACAATTATTTATCCCAAATGGAGCAAGACGAGCTGGATAGATATCAGCGCGATAATGATGCTAAAAAAGACATTCTGAGCAAAAGGCTCGATGCGGGATTAATTGATGAAAAAACATATAACAGGGCAATTGCCAACTCGGATGCAGAATTGGATGCTAAAAAGCAACAAATTGCGATTGAACAAGCTGAGCGACAAAAGAAATTACGAACATTCGAAACAGTTATCAACACCGCCGCTGCCATAGTGGGATTCCTGGCTAACCCTGGAGGCATTCCCGGAGTGATTCTCAGTTTGATGGCAGCAGCAACTGGGGCTATTCAGCTTGCTGCCATTAATGCTGCTGAAGCTTTTGCTTCAGGAGGTCGTATAAAAGAGCGCACTTTTGCCATGATGGGTGAGGCCGGTGAGGAGGGAGTTTTATCTAACCGTACACTTACCAGCCCAACAACAGGACCATTAGCCAACTGGCTATTAGATACACAGCAAGGGTTAAACCCGAGATTCCCCGCTACCATTGCACCGGTTATTCCACAGGTTAGTAGTTACGGCTCAGGTGCACCATTGGAAGCCACCACGCAGCCACAGGTGGTAGTGCAACCGGCCGATAATTCTGAATTACTGGCTGAAATTCGCCGTATGAATGAGTATCTTTCTGATCCCAAAAACCGACAGTCGTACATTTTAAAGGATATAATGACAAAGGATGCTGAGGAAGAAAATTTCCGAACATCGATTCAGAAATTGAAATAATCATTACCTTTAGAACAAAAATGCCATGAGAACACTTATCTCAATTATTCTCGTTATTCTTTGTATTCCTGCCTTTTCACAGGGTTATAAAGATTTTGAAGCACCGGAGGGGAAAAAGAAAGAGCCAATTCCCCGTTCGGTTGTCATCGATGATTATATCGAAAAATATTCTCACTTAGATTACCCTGAAACGTACTTGATATCTTCAAGAAGTTGTATGTATTTATCCTGGGGATTTGGAGCTGCTTCAGCAGGATTTTTTTATGCCAGTATGCTAAATGATGAACCCGACCAATTATTATATGTAGCTTCTGGGTGTTTTGCGCTTACATCGCTAATTTTTGGAGTAAAAAGTGTTGTACATATTGGTAGGGCTGGTAAAGCCATGAGATTAGAGCGATATAAAAACGAAAAGAAGGAATTGTCGTTATATGTTAATCCTCAATCTGTTGGATTCAAATTAACATTTTAGCTTAATATTTTTTGCCAAATTCCCTGCTTCCTGAATATCCGATGCGTGGTATTTGCGCTTTTGATTATATCAATAAGGGATTATTTTTAAATTCCTGGTTAATGTTATTTTAGAATCAATATAAATTGCAAAAATATTGAAAATAATTGCCAAAAAATTTGCAAAATGCAAAAATGCGTTGTATCTTTACATCAACAAACAAACAAACAATTACAACTATGAAAACATTAATTGAAACAACGACTGCAGCAATTGCATCGCAAATGATTCTTGATCACTGCGGAAACTACGCAGGTGAATTTCAAGATGAGGCTTATGGGTTGCTTAATCAGGTAACTGATTTACCTGAATTTGAAAACGAAGAATGGGCTGATATCATGTATGACCGTGAAGGCAATGTATATGCAATCTATGCGGATGGAGAATTAACATCGAATTCAAAAGCTATTTATATTGAACTCGACAGGGAGGATTGCGAAAGAGCCTTCGAGGGGATGGAATTAAAATTAGGAATTGACTAATTTTAGTGGGTTTTGTGGTGCTACCTGTGCTGCAAAACCCTTTTTAAAAAAAACACTATAAAGCAAAAAGGAGGAAGAATGAAAAGGCAAACAGTAATAATTTATAATTCTCCGATTCCGGAATGTTACGGCAATTTGAAACTTTTTTGCAAAGTTAAGGGCATAAAGTATAACACTTACAGTAAACTAAAAATGCCCTTTAAATACAACGGGTATTTAGTGCATCGAATTATTTTTCAAAGTGGTTCTTCTGAAATGTAAGCATGAGTTAAAAGTGATATTCGAAAAAATAATGATAGAACTTACCAAATTTTAAAACTATTCCAACATCGTTTCATCTGTTCTACTTTTTTACCCTCGGTTAAATGCACGTAAACCATTGTTTGAGCTATCCGGCTATGGCCTAATAATTTTTGAAGCGTTGCAAGATCATCGGTTTTTTGTAGGAATATTGTCGCAAAAGTATGCCTTGCAGAATGGAATGAAATATCCTTGTTAATACCTGCTGCAATGGCTATTCTCTTTAAAATGCGGTTTGTTACCTGGTCAGCAAAACATTCAAATACATAGCCATCGGTGCGATGTTCTACCTCTTTAAGAATGGTGCGAATAGGAGTAGTGATTGGTATTGTAACCATCTCATTGTTAACCATTTTAGTTTTTATTGGGTTAACTATAATAAAATCACCCTTAACTTGTTCCATCCGGAAGTTTTTAACATCCGATAACCGAAACCCCGTAAAACATGAGAATAAAAAATACTGCAACACCTTATGCATGTTATTCGGCAATTCTTCATGTCTGTATAAATCAATTAGTTTATTCAATTCCTTATCGGTTAACCATATCTGATTTGGATTTACCCGTTTAATTCGCTCAATGCGAAAAGGATTCTCATCCATTAACTTTTTTCGAATAGCTATACCTATATATATTTTAAGCGTTGTTAGATTTTTGGCAATGGTATTTGGGTTGTTTCCATACTTGCTTTTAAGCATTTTTTTTAGGTCGCGAATCGTTTCATCAGTAATATCGTAAAACTGTAAACCGGGCATCGCCTCTCTAAACTTTTTAAGAGTAGAAACTTGTGCTTTGTAGGTGTTTTCGGATATAATTCCTTTACGCTTTTTAAGTTCTTTCTCCATAAAATCCCAGAAGTCAACATAATCCGAGTTAGAACCATACTCGCGGATAAATATCTCCTTGGTAAGTTTTCGATTGTTTAGCCTGTAATTAACAAAGATATCGTTAACCCGACTTTTCACGTTATTTATTATGAGATTTGCATCGCGGGCATCCTTGCCATTCCCTTTCACCCGCTCGTTTTCTGAATCCCAATTTTTAGGATTAATCTTTATCCCAATAGGGATGCGTATTCTTTGCCTACCTATATATAATGTACAATAAAGAGATATCAGCCCATCTTTTCTAATGTAAAGATCATCTCGAGGTGTTACTGTGACTGCTCCCATTTTCTTGTGGCTATTTTGTGGCGACAATATTTCAAAAAGACTAAAAATTCATTTTTGGAAGGCCCTTAAAACATTCTAAAACATAAGACTCCCGTAAATTTACGGGAGCCTTTGTGGTGCCACGTGTACTAAAACTTTTTGTAATTATCATTGATTTTGCTGACATATAAGAACAGGTTTTCGCATTTTGTGGCTAAATTGTGGCTACAGGTTGTCTAATTCGTCTATCATTTTTTGAAGTAATTTCTTCAGTTCACTCTTACTAATTCCTTGTTTTCCATAAGTTTTATTGGGCTCGGCAACCATACTCGAGTTTGATGAGACTTTTCTCATTTCGCCATTCCCAAGCAGAAGCCATTCTGCTTTAATAGAAGGAAATTTAGTAAGTATGGTTATTATGACATCAGAACCAGGAAAGGAAACTCCATTTAGCCATCCATAATATGCCGTTTTGGATACATTTAGCATCTTGGTGAATTCTTCTATGCCCAAACGCTCCTCGTCCTTTATTCTTTCTATTCTTTTTCCAATTGATTTATCCATTCTTGAAATAAATTAAACTTTACTGTAAAAAAAAGTCATCTTTTCTTGCATATTGCGATTTGTTTTCTTTACTTTGTAATCACATAACAATTACAAAGTAATTACAAAATAATGACAAAGTAAATACATAAAATATGTGAGTATTATGAAGATAAAGAAATATTTAAAGAGGGGTGATCTAAAAGCAATAGCCACAAAACTATCTGTTAGCTATGCTTTGGTTTTAGCGGTTGCTTCTGGAAGGCGCAAAAACACAAAAGTTTTAGAAGCCATTATCGCAAAAGCCGAACAAAATCGGCTTAACGATGAAGAACTTGCAAATCGAATTAAAAGCTTAACATAATGAAAATTCCAGCAGGATTACTTGACCAAAACATTGAGTTCTTTGCACATGAAGGCAAGGCATACGCAATTTACATGGGCAGGGCACATCATATCTTCGAATTGCCCGAAAGAATTATCGATTTTCTATTTGATGAACTCATGAAATATCCTGAAGTAGTTCAATCTTTAAGCGATATGGGCATAGTAGGGCGCAATCAAATGATTGAACATTTCATTATTTGCCGGTTTGGAGGATTAGATGCTATACCTGATTTTGAACCAAGTAAAGTAAACTTTAATTCAGACTACTACGAGTGCGGTAAACGTGATTTTTGCCCATTTCAGTTTAAACTATGCGATAAAGTGAAAATTGGTATTGCTTATCTGACAAAAAAGGAAGTTGAAATTGTCAGGTTAATTGCAAGAGGATATACTGATATTCAGGGTGCAACTCTGGCAAATATTTGCCTGAACACCTATCTCACTCATAAAAAGAATATCTACATAAAGCTGGCGGTTCAAAGTCAAGCTCAGCTAACTGCTTTAGCATATCAGTATAATATAATCTCATAAAAATTCAACGTTATGGAATACTACAAAAACAAGGAAAATGACAAGTTCATCGCTACCGATGAACGCAACTGCATGATTATTCTAAGAAGTAAACGGTCACGGGCATTAAACATCTATTCATTTCCATTTCGAATGCCCGGTCAGGATTACATCCAATCATCAAAGGAAGAGTTTGAGGATATATTGGAAGAGATTGATGCTATTAAGACTGATTTCATCAATAAAAACAACAGGGGATTGGGTTTGTCGGCATTACTCCCAGATGCCAAGGAAATTGACCGTTAAAACTTTTTTATATGCAGATTTCAGAAGAAACAAAAAAAAGCATCATAAAAGGTGCAGAGGGGCATTTACACGAATACATAGGCGATTTCATCGATTTAAAAAAATCCGGTAAGGATTTGGTAGGTAAATGCCCACGGTGTAATTCTGAAAATAAAATCTATGTATCACCCTCAAAACAATTATTCAAATGCTTCAAATGCGATTGGGGAGGCAATTCAATGATAACCTTTCTTATGGAGGGTTATAATAAGTCCTACATTGAAACGCTTAAATATCTTGCCGAAAAACAAGGCATATTCCTAACCGATGAGCCGGTAAAACAAAATAGTAAGGGAAATAAAAAAGCCCCCCTATCGTTTTGTGATCTTCAACTATTTGCTTCGGGCTTAAGCTATGATGATGTTCGAATAAAAACCATTAAATCGGATGCCAATTCTACAACTACCCATGTTTCCCCATTCCAAAAAGGTGGAATAGATCAGTATGGGCGTTTGGATTTATCAATTAACGACATGTTAATATGGTATTACGATCTGGATGGGAATCCGGTAACATGGCGCAATGAACGCAAAAAAAAGGATGAGCATTTTTTCCGCGTACGATTTTCGAACCCGGCTTTGCATCTTGATAAGGATGGAAAACCGATGAAATATAAAAGTCCAGCCGGGTCTGGTACACATATATACATTCCGGAAAAAATACGTGAACTATACTCCAGTAAACGTGATATTCCAAGGTTATACATACAGGAAGGCGAAAAGAAAGCCGAAAAAGCCTGCAAACATGGAATTCCAAGCATAGGTATCATGGGAATTCATAACATTGCATTTAATGGAACTTTGCCGGCCGATTTACAGCGAATTGTTTCAAATTGCAATGTTCAGGAAGTGGTTTTTTGCGTTGATGCCGACTGGGATCATATCAGCGAAAATCTTAAAGTAGGTGACCGTGCCGACTTAAGGCCGCGCACATTCTTTTATGCGGTAAAGAACTTCCGCGATTACATGAAAACATTTACAAACATTGGGATATACATTGAAACATATTTTGCACATATAATTGGGAACGAAAAGCGGGAAAAAGGCATCGATGATCTGCTTGCCGGAAGTCTTAAAAACAAAGAACATGAACTTATAGAAGATATTCAACAACAAATAAATAGCAAGGATGGTAAAGGCAAATACATACAATTATATAAAATATCAACCTGGAGCGATTTTAAATTAGAAGAACTATGGAGTTTACAAACGGCACAAACATTTTCCGAACGTTATAAAGATATCCTGGAAAAGATTCCCGAGTTTAGGATTGGGAAACACAAATGGCGCTTCGTTGAAGGTAAACTTGAAAGCGCTCAACCACTTAATGAAAATGAGCAATTCTGGCAAATAGAGGAATGGACCGACAGAAGCGGTCGCGATAGGCGTATTTTATCATTTGATTATGCTAATTGCTATACATTCTTAAAAAATAGAGGATTTGGCCGAATTAAAATGGCCGATGGCGACCCGTATTTGGCACATGTAAACGGTCATGTAGTTGATAATTTGCAAGCTTACGAAATAAAAGACTATGTGATTGATTTTATTAAGCAGCTCGATATGAAAGATGTGCTTAACATGCTTTATAAGGGTGGGTTTCAGTACTTGGGGCCCCAACGAATGCAAGAACTTGATTTTGTTACTCCGGAATTTGAAAAACCAAGGAAAAATCGTCAATATCTCTATTTCAAAAAAGATATAAATAGTATTGATGTTTGGGAGATTACCGCCGATGGTATCAAGTTAAAAAAGATATCCGAAATAGAACATTATATATGGTCTGACGAAATTATTGAACTACCAATTGAATTTTCGGGTAAAGAGTTACTTGAAGTTGAAAAAATTGACAGTAAATATTTAGAAGCATTGCCTAAAAATGAGAGTTCTAAATATGAGCAATACTTAGGATATTTCGATATTCAAATTTCCCCTGAAGGTGAAAAATGCCATTTTTTACAATTCCTTTATAATGCAAGTAATTTTTACTGGCGGAAAATGCAAAAAAATGAACCGCTTACTATCGATGAAATTGCCGAAAATGCAATGCACTTAATGGCTAAACTAACTGCAATAGGTTACTTATTGCATTCCTATAAGGATGCAAGCATTAGCCGTGCAATAATTCTAATGGATGGAAAACAAAGTGAGGTAGGAACATCAAACGGGAGAACTGGCAAATCGTTGATGGGAAAAGCCATTGAGTATGTAATTCCACAGCATTATATTGGCGCTAAGGGTAAAAATCTTACTGATGACCAGTTTATTTTCGATGGCTTAACTGAAAAACACCGAAATTTATTCCTCGATGATGTTCGGGCTAATGTTGATTTTGAGTTTTTCTTCCCGCTCATTACCGGTAAGCTAATGGTTAACCAGAAAGGCGGTAAGCGTTTTACCTTATCGTTTGAGCAAACACCAAAATTGCTTATATCTTCAAATCATGCAATTAATGGCGAGGGCAGTTCATTTAGCGACAGGCAATGGCTTGTAGCATTCTCCGATTATTACAATGACGAACATAAACCCCTTGACGATTTTGGGATAGCCTTTTTTACGGATTGGGATTATGAACAGTGGAATCTTTTTTACAGACTTATGGCAACCTGTATAAGGTTATACCTTAAGTATGGCGTGGTTGAAAGTCCGCACGATCGTCTTGAGCAAAGGCGTTTACGACAATCGATGGGTGAAGATTTTTTAACCTGGGCCGAGGAATATTTCAGCGAGTCGGGGCCGAATATTAACCGCCGTATGGAGCGTAAGGAGGTGTATGAATCATTTCTTAGCGATTACCCACACCTCCGGAAGTATGTTACACCAACACATTTTAAACGTAAGATAAAAGCATATTGTAAATGGAAAGGCTATAAATACAATCCACAGCGATATGACCCACAAACCGGCAACCCCCTATACTATGATAAGGATGGCAGGCCAGATATTGATGATAAGCGCGGCGGTAAGGAGTATTTTACAATAGGCAATAAAGATTTTGATATTGAACTATTCACCAAACAGGAGGAATTACTATGAATGTAAGTGTTTATGCCATACCGGGTATTTCCCGGTCAGCTGTAGAAGTTTTGGATTTTATAATCCAGGAAATATACGGCAAATCATTTAAGGAATTAAACCAACGCACCAGGCGTTTGGATTATGTTATTCCGCGTCAGGTAGCAATGACAATTATGTTACTACACGGCAAATCAACAACTGAAGTCGGCAAAATTTTTAATCTCGATCATGCTACGGCAATTAATGCCCGGAAAGTAATATCAAACATTGTTGAAACTAAATATCCAAAGCATGTTTACGACAGAGTTATACTCACATTTCAGCGTTATAAAGAAAATTTCAACGATTTTGAGTATGAAAATATTGCCGGGTATAAATACGCATTAGGTAGCCAGTTTATTAATGCACAAATACAAAGTAATGTTATGAGTGCATAAATATCGTTTTGTTGGCATCAGCAAAACGATCAAAATCGATATTGCAAATAGATGCAAGTATTATTAATTACAAATCAATTTACAATAATGAATCAGCAAAAATTACAAGACAAGAAGCAAAATCTACTTGGATTAGTAGTGTGCTTTTTCTTTGGACATAAAAAGGTTGATGGTAAATTTACCGACGAGCGTGGGTATGTTTACAATGGTAAATGTTCCCGATGTGGCGCTTTTTACGGACATCCTATTAATTTACAAGAAGTGAAAGCATACGTTCTCTTCAATAAAGTTAATCTCTTTGATATACGAAGGGTTATTAACAGAACTACTTGGTATTTGAGTTCAAAAGGATGGAAGTCAACAGCAACTCCGAATAATGCTGATCTATACATTGATGTTTTTTTATTGCCAGATTCAGAAGAATTACATTTTATAATAACCCCTATCCGATGCAATGATGCTGCAATTAAAGCCGAAGGACAGGAAATTATACCATTAAATTAATTTATAGGAGGAATAAGCAATGATACATGAACTAAAAATTTTACCAGAATACTTCAGGCACATTGTTGATATGACAAAGCCGTTTGAAGTAAGAAAAATCGAAAAATATCGAACTTTTAATGTTGGGGATGAACTAATTCTTAGAGAATTTGTTCCAAATGACTGCGAAGATTTTGAACAGCGAGAGCATTACACTGGTCAAATTTGCCACCGAATAATTACCTATAAATTAAAACTATCTGAATTAGGAATAGAAGGAGATTGGGTAGTTCTCGGATTAGCACGAAAATAATTCTAATGACAATAGGTAGCCTATATTCTGGTGGTATTGATGCTTTTTCTTATGCTGCTAATTATTTAGGCATACATGTTAAATGGCATGTTGAGAACGATTCAAGAGCTTATCCATATTTAAGGAAAAATTACCCGAATACAAAAATATATACACATGACACATTTGTTGGAAAACATAACCTGGAATGGGTTAACATCATCTCTGGCGGAGACCCTTGTCAACCACACAGTTACTCCGGACTCCGAAGAGGCAAAACAGATAACCGTTACCGCTGGCCAGAAATGTTTAGAATCATTACAGAACTCCGGCCCGATTGGGTTATTAACGAAAATGTTGTTGGGTCAATCAGTAACATGGTGCTCGACCAAAAGATTTCTGATCTGGAGAAAATTGGTTACTCCTGGGGGGCATATAATATTCCAGCTGTATCCGTTGGCGCCCACCACGAAAGACAAAGAATATTCATTGTTGCCTACTCCAATGAGAAACGATGGCCCGAGTTACTACATTTTGACACGTCAGCAATCTTTAAGGAGGTCAAAAATGCAATTACATTGGGGGCATCAGGCAATGCTTTTTTACAATTTGAACAAAGCCAAGCCGAACCCGCACTTTTCCCTATGGCTTATGGGATACCCGATCACGTATTTAGACTTGAAGCCGCAGGCAACTCAATTGTCGCTCCAATTCCAATAATACTTCTTAAAGCAATAATTGAAATTGATAAACTATTGTAACTTATGAAAATAACAGTAAAAGTTGATGACATCGAAATTGTAATAGATGAACAACTAAGTGGGAGAATGACAACAATGCAGTATGCCGATCAAAATAGGCAGATTCAAGAAACTATCAAGGTAATGGTTGAGCAGTGCATTGAACTATATCAAATTTCCAATAACCACAAACCATAAAACTTAAAACTATGAGCACAATTAAGAAATCGGTGATTGTCAATAAAGACAAGGAGGACCAGCCTAATTCGTTTCATCTCCCTGCACAAACGCAATTGGAAGCGAAAAACCGTTATAAAACTCGCCTTATCGAAGAGCAGGAGCAATTAGAGGAAAAGCTGAGCAGATTGGATGAATTTATATCATCAGGGCAAGCGGGAACTCTTAGCGATGTCCAATATACACTCCTGAGAGTACAGTTAGCAGCAATGAACACCTATTTGCAGTGTTTAAATGAGCGTATTTTGTTTATTGATTAAACGCTAACACTCATTAAACTATATAAAGTATGTAAAGCCTTAGTATTACGCTAAGGCTTTTTGCTCTCAAACTCGCGCCCTTTCCCTTTATTTAATATTAAAATAGTGCAACCGTACTAAATACGAGTTCAACAATAATCTATTTCAGTCAAAACTAAAAATTCAATAACTACACTCTTTACGCTTATGCTATAATTTTGCGGTAAGCGTATATATAATATATATCTTTTTTTTTAATCTTGCAAAAGTACCTTATATAAAAATTAGGTAAAAAATCGTGCAACAGTGCAAAATGAAATTTTAGCCTTGTAACTATTTGATATTCAACTTATAACATCTGCACGATTTTTGCACGATTTTGCACTGTTGCACAAAAATGCAGTTTCGTGCAGAAAAATTCCAAAATCGTGCAAAATAGTGCAGAAATATTTTATGTAAAATATTGATAATTAAATAATTAAAAAATGAAACGCACTGTTGCACTGTTGCACGATTTTTTTAGCATTTATATGCAAGGTATTTCTGCAAAGAATTTTAATGTTCTTTTTTGTCGTTTTTTGACCTGTTAATATTGAACTGATAATTTGAGCATTAAGATATATAAGGAAAATCGGGGTTTGTTTACTTTTATGAAAACAGTTCAAATGACAATAGTTGAAGTACCTGTAAAACCTTATGTTAAGGCTTATCTCGAAAAAAACTATGGTAATCCGGTAAACCTTTCGTCGGTCAGGGGATTGAACAACTTTTTCAAACTCTTGCTTGAGAAAAACTACTTCCGTAACGATAAGCAAATTAACCTGAATGGTTATACATCTACTGTAAATATTGTGATAACCCGCGATGTATTCTATCGCCATGGATGGTATTTAAGTAAAACATCAATTGTTAGCTTCAATGGGATGGTTGAAGCATTGATAAAAAATCGCATACGCGATATGGTTTACATTAATGTTATCCATGGTGGTAATAAGATTGCCAGGTCCATTAGGCTTGCTTTGAAAGAACTTAGCATTGATGAGGATGAACTATCATTTGATGCAGTTAAAAAAGATATTCAAAGGAATACCTGCATAAAAGCTCAAAAAAAGTTGGCGTAAATGTCCTAAAAAATAGCGTATGTTAAGTGGTGTTATAAAATTATATATTGCTCTTGCTTCTGATATTTATGAGAAAGGATTCTCTGTTGGAGGTAAAAGAATCGGTTTTGCCTTAAAACAAAATGTGAATTGGTATGAACTTAACCTTTTGCGTAGTAGTTCCGGAGTTTCGTGTGATACAAAAAATTTTGCTAATTCATCTGTGGGTATCTTTTATATATTAGGATGCGATAAAGAACTCTTAAAATTTCATGGAAAAAGAATAGTATGTAAATACTTGACTACCGAAGGTATATCTATGGTAATGGGTATAGATCAACCATTAACCATTACAACTGAATATAATGCTGGTTCAAAAATTGAGGATGGTATAATTACTAAAATTAATCTTAAATCAATCTCATTGTTTTTTCCAGAAGAATATGTTCCTTATTTACCAGACTATCCGGTAAATAGAGAAGAACCCGTTTTATGGTTAAGAGCTGATAGTGTTGAATTACAAGATAATTTTGTAAAACGTTTAATTGATAAGAGTGGAAATGAATATCATGGAATATCCAGTAATTATTTGGGTGTTACGCATATTCCAAACGACATTAATAATAAACCAGCCATTCATATAGACACTACATCAATGTATGTTTATGAAACATACATTGGTAATACTGCATTGTGGGGTGGCGGAATTAACGCATTGGGTTTTAATGATGAATACACAATTTTAATAGTTGTTAAACCATTAGAATATCAGGAAACCTTTTTCATTAATTCATCAAACCTAATATTTAAAATTTCTACAGCTTTAAAATTAACTATAATGCCAAGAGGTGCAGGTGATAATTTTGATTTAACAGATTATTTTAGTTATAAACTAATAGCTATACGCTTTCCATTAAATGGTAATTTTGCCGATGTTCATATTAATAATTCATTACTTGGAACAGTAACAGCCGGAACCGATGAACAAAAATTTACATTAGCAAAAATATTTATTGGTTTAACCAATGGAACAAACCAAATGAAATTAGCCGAGTTGCGCATATGGGATAGAGTATTAACAGATGAACAACTAAGTGCAATTACTACCGAAATAATGACATACTATGCGTTATGATTGCTGGAATTAATCAAATTTGGATACTTTACAATACCCAATTAGTAAATAGGGGATTTTCCATTTCGGGCCAGCGTGTCGGATTAATTTTTAATGGCACATGGCTAAAGGTTGATATAGAACGTGATTCTTCAAATTTTACTACCGTTTTTAGTAACAATAGGTTTAATCATGAAATTTCATATTCAAAATTTACAAACAACCCTTTAGATATTGATAATGCTAAAAAGTTACAGGGTAGGCTTGTATTAGCTGCAATGTTGCTTAATAGTGGGGAAACGGTAATTGTTGGGGTTGATAATCCATTGAGGGTAAGGATTAGCTATACAACCGGTAAAAACCCTGATGATATAGTTGGTATCACTTATAAGCTGAGTTGCTCAAGCCGTTATCCGGCAGAAAATTTTTTAATAACAAAAGACTTAAATACTATTAAATATGGATTTTTATATAATTGGTATATCATTACAGATGCAAGGAATATTACTAACGAAGGTTGGCATGTTCCTGACCAAAATGAATATGAAATTTTTGCAACTTATCTTGGTGGTTTAAATACTGCTGGTGGTAAATTAAAGGAAATAGATTTTGTTTATTGGGATGATCCTAATACTGGTGCTACGAATGAGGTACGTTTTAATGGTAGAGGTGCTGGTTCACGTGAAGATATATTTTTTGGTTTAAATCAATTATTGGCTATGTGGTTAAATGCTTTATATGGTAATGTTGCAACAGCACAGATTTATTATAATGATGCAGGTTTATATATATATGCTGATATTGAATTTAGAGGACATTCTATTAGATTGGTAAAGGATTCTACATCATTAAGTCATGGTCAAACTGGTACCTATACTGGTAATGATGGCAAAATTTATCGAACCATCTGTATTGGAACTCAGGAATGGCTGGCCGATAATCTTGCTGAAACAAAATACCGTGATGGTTCCTGGATACATGGTTTTGATGGGGGTGTGTACACCCCTATTGATGATGCTACCTGGCAAGGGTTAACCACGGGCGCTCTTTGTGCATATAACAATGATCTTTCTAATGTGTGATTACTTGTCCTTTTTTGCACCTTATTTATATATGTACTTTTGGTTGTTTTAAATCATATCGTTTCAGTTTGTATTTATGGATAAGCCATTCTATGTTGTAAACGAAAAAAAAGATTCTGCCGAAATTTTGATTTATGGCGTAATAGGCTCATCGTTTTGGGATGAGGAGTCTGTTTCTGCCAAAAGTTTTATTAAGGATTTTAAAGCATTACGCAGTAAGTTTTCAAGCATAACAATTCGCCTGAATACGCCTGGCGGATCAGTGTGGGACGGGCTGCCTATCTACAATGAAATATCTACCGCAATCAGGGATGGTTTTGATATTAAAATCATTGTAGATGGTATTGCTTATAGCATGGGAGCCTATTTTGCCATTTCGTCTAAAAATACGCAGGCTTACCAAAACAGCATTCTTATGTTTCATTCTGCCATTGGGGGTGTAATGGGTAATAAGAATGATTTGATTGATGCATCAAAGCAACTTGTTATTATTGAGGATAATATAGCTGATAGAATGGCTGAAATGTCCGGAAGTTCAAAGGATGAAATATTGAAAACATACTTTGATGGACGCGACCATTTTTTGTCTGCAAAAGAGGCGTTCGATTTAGGTTTTATATCCGAAGTTATCAATGAAAATTCATCGGCAAAAATGCCAAACAATGTTTTGGAAATGAAGATGAGCGATATTTACGCTTTCTATGAATCTAAAAATCTATTTCCGAGTCCGGGCACGAGCAAATATTTTTTCGCAAAAGTTTCAAATCTACTAAATCGCAATAGCAACCAAAATTCTCAAACCGATATGAACAAGGAAACCCAGGTGGCCATTAATGTTCTTTTAGGCATCGATATGGATGCTGATGATAAAAAAACTGTTGAAACAGTTAAAAATATCATTGAGCAGAAAAAAACGATTGAACAGGAACTAATTGGCCTAAAAGAGGCTAACGAAAGCCTTAAAACACAAAACAGTAATCTCAGCCAACAGATTACAGCAAAGGACACCGAGATTGCAAATCTCAATGCTGAATTAGGCCGTACCGCTGCAGCTGAAAAAACTTCAGTTGACAGTCAGGACCCCGATAAGGCTCCTAAAAACACCGTCGTTTTGGACGAAATTAACGAGTATGCTCAAAAGTTTGTAACTCCTAAAAAATCATAACCATGGATTTGACTAAACCTATTGATATTACCGCGGTTAACAATACCGCAAAAACCTACGATAAGGAAATTCGTACGCTCGATAAACTCGATGCGTTAAAGGTACTCCAGTATTTTAAGCTTCGTCCAAATGTAAGGGGAAGCGTTGAAATTACCGAAGCGCAACATACCGATGAGGGCTCCGGACGCTACACCGGTACATTTAAAAGTGATCGTAAAAGTGGAACGCTTGTTCCTCGTACTTTAACGGTTTACCCTTGCGTCCATGAAGTTGCCGATGAACCGGAACGTTATCGTACAATGTGGTTAAGCGAGGTGGTTTCCGGGAAAATCGACCCTATGGCTCATCCTTTTGAACGTTGGTTAATTGAGTTCGAAATTAGCAATGCATCGGAGAATCTTTTCAATGTTCTTGCCACTGCCGATTACTCAACTGATCCTGCTAATGTTACCTTGGGTCATGCATTCGATGGTTTATTAACCATTTTGCGCGATGAAGTTACAGCAGGCAATATTTCGGTTGCAAAGGGGAATCAATTTCAATTCACCGAAGTGTTGAGTAAGTTGAATATTGGCGATCAGCTGCTGGCAATGTACCGTTCCGCTCCGCAAACCATGAAAGATAGGCCAGAAATCATCATGGCAATGAGTACAACCTTTGCAGAAATGTATGATGACTGGTATCGGGCAAATCATGATGCTCCTCCTCAGGTTGATACTGCAGGGCAAACAGTACTTGAGGGCACAAATGGTAAGTGTAAGATAATTCGCCTGAGTTGCATGCCCGATACTGCCGACGAGATTATTCTTACCGTTCCTGGTAATGGTGTTTGGGGAACTGACAATCCTAATGATTTGAAGAATCTTGTTGCATTCCCCAGCGGTAATCCTTACCTGTTTACTGCAGCAATGAAATACCTGTTTGGTTTTCAGTGGGAAAGCATCCACCCAAGGAAACTTATCCTGTCGAAGAAATTCGTTGTTTAATTTATAATACCGCCCCATTGCGGGACGGTTACTTTAATTAATTTTAACCAATAATACTCAAAACAATGGATTTATTAGATATACAACGCACCGCCGGATTTAAAAATGTTGGGGGAACTTATGAAGAGTTCTACATTGCTGATGTTGAAGATGTGGCAACCTGGCCAACAAAATTAGCATCACCGGTAACTCCTTCCGACAGAATAACATTAACTGGTGCATTTGTTATGAAGAGTACCAAAAAATTTGTTGCGATAAAAAGCGAACTTGGTTACTCCGAAATTAAGTGGGAAGCACTTGGCCCTCGCGGTGGAAAAGGGTTTAAGCATACTCTTGAAACTTTTGCGCCGGAAAACTCGGCTAATAATCTTGGAGTTTTATCGCTTTATGCCGACAGAAAAGTTGTTTTGATTGGTAAGGACAGAACGGGAATTTTAAGGGTTGTTGGTTCTGAATTACTGCCTGCCGTTTTGGAATCAGCAACTGGTACGACAGGTAAGAAAATGGAAGATGACCCCGGTGCGGGCAACACAATAATTTTCTCAACTGAGGATAATGACCCGCCTGCAATCTATACCGGCGAAATTCCTTTAACCCCGGCAACATAAATTTAATTAGTTATGGCTAAGTGGACTGATAAATACGAGTTGGTAGGAATTAAACCCGGCGAAGTTATTCTTAGGAATGGCAAAAAAATTGACTTTTCGAACCCAGGGCTAACTGTTAAAATGGTTGATGATGCCTATAATACAGGCACTAAATACCTTAAACTAAAAAAAGAGAAAACTAATCCCAAACCCGCTGAGTAGTTCATTTTTCCGTTTCCTCCGCCGAAGCCACACAGTAATTGTGTGGCTTTGTCCTTTTTTGGTAGTTGCCAAAATCGAAATTTTGTTAAATTAAATTTTAAAGGTATGAATACAATTAATCAACAGGTACAAAAATGGATTGACGAGGGGAAAGATTACCGTTTAGGTATAGCAATACTTCGCCAATATAGCAATAAACGCGCATTGGTTAAATTCCTTGAGCGTGGTGAGCCAAACAATGCTAAGCGCGAGCATTTGGAATATAATCTTTTACGATTAGGCAAGGTTATCGAAAACAAAACATCAGAGCCAAAATTACCAGCCGAAATAGTTCTACGCACGGATGATACAGATACCGAAGCGCAAATCAAAAAGAACTATCCTCCAGAAGTAATTAAACTCAAAGCCTTAAAGGCTAAAATTTACAACCAGCGAGCCATTGAGCATAAAAAGTTTCTTGAGATTGGCAAATCCAACGATGCCAAAAGCATTAAACAGCGCAAGGAAATTCGAGACAATATTGTTCGCTTAACCAACGAGTTTCACTCTACCGATGCAGAAATTCAAGCCATTTTTGACAAGTTAAGTGGCAAAACTCAAGCCGAACCAAAACAAAATACAGGCGATAACCAAAACAGACAAAGCGGTAATGAACAGTTATCGCCAGCCGATGTGTTAGCTTTGCAAAAGGAGTACGATAATAATGTTGCGTACATCAGCAAAAATAGGGAATCATTAAAAGAAAAAATCATTAAAAACGTAAATGACCGTAAAGCACGCAACGAGGAGATTAAAAAACTACTTGAAGGGGTTATTTAATAAATATGTTACCCGCAAAAAAATATTCTTCTGATATTTTAAACCAAGTCAAAAAATCCGGTACAACAATTGACCGGATTTGGGCTTGGTATATATTTGGCGAAACCGAAATAGAACTTTCCAAAAAGGAGATTGAAATTAAGCAACGTCTAAGCGAAATATTCTCTTTGCTTTGCAACTACCATTCTCCGGAACAGGCCAAACCGATTATTCGAGAAAAATATGGAATATCGGAGTCGCAGTTTTACAGAGATATTCGCGATAGTAAACGACTTTATGGCGATGTAACTGAATCATCTAAAGCAGCCGATAGATACATATATTCAGAATTGGCAATGAAAACATTCCAGTTGGCCGCCAAGGAAAAAAATATTGATGGAATGAATAAAGCCTTAGCCAACCTAATCAAAATAAAAGAACTCGACAAGAGCGATGATAGTGAACTATCGCAGGAAGATTTGCAAAGCCACAATTATTATATGGTAATATCAATTGGAACCAATCCGGTTAAAATTGATTTAAACCAGATAGATGGTTTGCATCCGGCCAACCGTAAAAAACTTGCCGATATGATTGGCGGTGAAATAACTGAGATTGAGGCAGAAGAAATCATGAAAAAGTAATGGCTGCAAAGGAAATAGTATTTAATTCTGCCCAGTTACGTTCTATTGTACTGTCACCAAAGCATGAAGTTCAGATTTGGGGGCGTGGTACAGGTAAATCAAGTATTACGGCGTGGAAAGTACAGCGTATTATTAAGCAAATGCCACGTTCATCGAGTGTAATAACCGGTAAAACATACACTCAAATACTTCAACGCACGCTTCCCCCAATGCTATCATTTATGGAACGACTTGGCTATGTACGAAATAAATCTTACTTTATTGGCGATAGACCTCCAGCATCATGGGAACTACCATCCGAAGCGCCAATTAAAGACTTATCGAGATATTTGATATTTGGAACACCAAGAGGCGCAGTTGGTTTTCATTTAGCATCACAGGATAGAGCAGGATTAAGTCGGGGATTAAATACAGATTTTGAAATAACCGATGAATCGTTAACCATTAATATTGACCAGTACAATAAGGAAGTGCACGCAACAAATCGCGGAAGTCTCGATAAGTTTGGACATATACCATTTCATCACGGATCGCACCATTGTTCGTCTATGCCATACACCGCAGAAGGCAAATGGTTAATTGATGCTGGTAGCTACTATATGGAGGAGCGCAATATCAGGCTATTTGAGGTATGGAATAGAATTGTGCGAATGCAAATAGAATTGTTGGAGATAACAGATCCGGCAGAGTTTAAATCGCATTGGAATGAAATAAACAGGGTAAAGAAAACAATATCTCCATTCATAAGTAAGGATGGCGTACTATTTAGCCTCGCCAATGCTTTTGATAACATTCAAAATGTTGGACTATCATACATAAAAGAGCAATACCGTTCCCTTCCTCGCCTAACATTTCTTATTGAGATAATGAATATGTTTATGGATAAGGTGGAAGATGCTTACTATCAATTTGAAAGTTCAAAGCACTTCTATTACGATTCATACAACTACTCGCATATCGATTCACTCAACTATAATTTTGCCAAATTAGGCAGTCCATCAAGTCAGTTCGATGCCGATTGCGATGCCTACTCTCCTATCCTGGTTGTTACCGACTTGGGCGCAAACATATCGGTACTGCTATCGTGCCAGGTTAATTCATTAGTCGATGAAGGAATCGAAACGTTTAACTTCCTAAAGGAATTCTATGTTAAACCAGAGACAGGCAAGGTAATGATTGATGAGTTGGTTGATTCATTCTGCCAATACTACAAATACCATCACAACCGAACAGTTATACTATTTAAGGATAAGTACGGCGATGAAGGCCGAGCCAACAGTTCCGACACCTACAACGACCAAATAGTTAAACGATTTATTGTCAATGGTTGGAATGTTTCCATTGTGGATTATCCGGGTAAGGAGCCACCACATCATGAGAAGTATTTACTATGGGCAAACATCTTAAAGGAGAATAGCAAAGGATTACCAAAGGTGCGTATCAATGGTAATAATTGTAAGAGTTTCATTATTGCACTCAACAATACTCGCGTTATTGAAAAGGATAATAAGTTTACCAAGGATAAGAGCAGCGAGCATAAGAATTCAAGAGTGCCACAGGAGGAAGCAACTCACTCCACCGATGCTGCTGATAAGATTATATGGATATACGTTAACTACTACAAGAACCGTAATGACTCATTCATAGCCGCAAGGATATAACCAGCTGCCAGCCTGAAAATGTATAAAGCGCACTATTTGTGCGCTTTCTGTGTTTTCATATATCGGGGGAGATTTTTAAGCAGTTGCCATTTTTTGTAGGGCGGAGTCGTGTACTCAACTGTGTGAAAAATGGAATATTTAACCCAACTTTTGATGTTAAGGCTTTTAACTTCAAAAATTTATGCCTAAAAAAATGGGAATTTGAATTGTCCTTTTTTTGGGGGCGATTATAATCCAATTTTGAATAAAAATTATGGCTAAAACAATTCATTTATCAGAGGTTTTAAATGAACTGGATATTAAGGTAGATGCGTTTGATAGGCCTGTTTATTTTTCTGTTGCTTTTATTATTGCCGATGGACGTTACGTGTACTTGAATAAAGCTTATTCTGTTGGTTCAAAAGCCAACATGAAAAAGAATAGTATTAAAGGGTTTCAGCCGGTTGATAGCAACGGAAAAAAGATTGGACACATATACCAGCCGTTAATTTGGACTATTGTTGAATTTAATGGTAAGCCGGTATCGCTATGAATCATATAGAATTTGATAGCATTGGGAATCCAATTTTTGCGATTGTTTCTGAATCAATAATTACATCGCCTAAAAATGGAGTTGAACAAACTGTTGTTAAATCGGATAGTAAGGAAATTAAGATTTCTATTGGCGATTATGATATAGCGCCATGGTTTGATCCTGATAACAATTATCCAAATAAACTTGCTATTGATTATTTAAGTAAAAGCGAGGCCTTGGCCAGCGCTATTGATTATAAAACAAAAATTTGCCTTTCGCAAGGATTTTATGCCGTTAATGTCGAATCTATTGATGTTGATGGGAATGAAACATTAGTACCAATAATCGATAAAGATGTAAATAAGTTTTTGCGTTCGCCAATGATTCGGCGATTTGCGCTTGATGCTTACAAGAGTTTATTCTCCTACGGTATGGCTTTCCCACAAATTGTTACCACTAAGGGCGGTGGCATATATAGCGCAAGTGTTTTTAAAGCAAAGAATTGCCGATTGCAAAAGCGCGAAGAGGGTAAGTCTGAAATTGAAAACTTACTTCTACTTCCAAACTGGGAAACAAAAGATGACAAAGCTTTACAAACGGTCAGGATACTTAACTCATTATCTTGGAATACCGATGATATTATTGAAACAGCCAAAAAGTTAGGTAAATTCTGCGTTCCCCTTGGACTGGGTAGCGCAATGAACAGTTACTATTCCGAAGCGCCATGGGATGTTGCAAGGAATAGCGGTACACTTGATATGAGTTTGAAAATTGCCGAATATCTTGACAAGATGTTCGATAATCAGATGAGTATTAAGTATCACATCAAAATACCTTATGCGTATTGGAATAAAAAATTTCCGTTGGAGGATTACCCAACTCCGGAAAAGAAACAGGAACGCCAAAAGTTAATTGAAGCAGAGATTAATAAGATTGAAACTTCGCTAACAGAGGCTAAGAGTGCACGCAAGGCGTTGATAACACACTTTGAAATTGGCAGAAATGGTACAGCCGAAGAGCAATGGGTAGTTGATGTAATTGACGATAAGTTTAAAAATGACCAATATTTGCCACATTCGGCAAGTGCAACGGCGGGGATATTCACATCCATGGGCATTAATCCCGCCGTAAAAGGTTTGGCTATGGCTGCCGGGCCATACGCTAATAATCAGGGTGGAAGTAATATTCGTGAAGCATTCCTTATTGATGTGGCATTGAGTTGGGTTGATAGGCAAGAGGTAAATGACCTGATTGAATTATTACTGCACTTGCAATTTCCTAAGTATAAAGATGCTGAAGTTAGAACCAGAATAATGGTGCTTACAACATTAGATACAGGCTCACAATCAAAAATGGGTAGTATATGATAGTTAGAAATACAGCCGAGGTTAGGCAGTTTTTGCCAGCAAACATAGAACTGTCCATTGAGGGATTAAAACCATTCATTGAGCCGGTTGAGCAAAAATATTTGGTTAAGGTTCTCGGACAGGAGCAGTACGATATTATTAACGAATACGCCAGTTTAAACACAGCCGATGCTAATAAGGATGCACTTATTAAACAATGTATTCCGCCTGTTGTGTTCCTTTCGGTGCTTGAAGGGTTTGATTTGCTCAACGTTGAACTATCAGATATTGGGTTTAGGCGTAGTGAAAGCGAATCTAAAAAGAGTTTATATGGATACCAGGAGCGGAATATAAAGGCATTTTTAAAAAATGCCGGGTTCAACGCCCTTGAAACACTGCTTAAATTCCTTGAGGATAATATTGAAATTTACACAGTTTGGGCTAATTCTGACGAATGCACTAATGCTTACGATTCGTTAATACGCAACGCCACTGAGTTTACTAAGTTTTGGGTGCAACTTAAAGGCTCGTCCATTGTTTTTAAGCAGTTAAAATCCGCGATGCAACGCGCTGAGGATTTCCAAATACGTGCGGTTGTTGGCAATATCTTGATTGATACCGTTAAGGAACTGATTAAAGACCGCGAGATTGATAACGTTGAGAATGCAAAGTATAAACTACTCCTTCCGTATATCCAGAAACCGCTTGCTTACTTTACCATTTATGAGGGTGCCGATGAGCTTGGCGCAAAACTAACCGATAAAGGTTTGTACTTTGAAAACATTACTAATGGTGAAGATGATGTTGCCGAAACATCGCAAAACGATAAAGTTGCAATTATTAAGGAGCAGGCTTACAGTAATGGAAAGCGTTATATGGCAACTCTGCTCGATTATCTAAAGTTACATTCAATTGAATTTGAAACTGAGTACACTCAAACATCAACATTGATTGAAGTGTCAGATCAAACGGATAAGAAAATTTATACAGCATACTAATATGAGTATAACCGCAGGACAAATATTTAAAAAGATTCTTCAGTTTGATAATGAAATAACCGGAGAACCAATTGGCGTTGATTTAATTGCCGATATCGATTTACGATTATATACTGAACGTAGCAAACAAATTGCCAAGTTAACTATTGGTAGCGGAATAACAAAGACGGGAGATGGACAATTTACATTAGAAATTTCTGAAACAGATACGATTAAGCTGAACGATTATTCTGACGATAATGCTTACCTGGAAGGCTATTTATTGCCTTGCAAGGAACCAATTGTAATTGAATTAGGTAAAGTATTGAAAAACAAAGCAAATGATTAGGATAAATATAGCTGACTCAACCCCGGTAAGAATAAGAGTAAACGATGAAACAACTATTCGTGTTTCAATTTTTGATTATCCTATTGCGATTGATGCATTATCAAAAAGCCTCAATGAGCATGTAACCGAAAAAACTAACCCTCACCCCACTGACGTTAACCAGGAATTTGCCGATGCTCAAATTTCAGGTCTAAAATCGGTTACAGGCGAAGGTGAAATACCAGACGCCGACTACAACGCCTTCAAAGCCTTTTTTTCGGGATTAGTTGACAAATCGGTAAAATCATTTATTCGGGGCTTGGTCAGTTGGGTTAACTCCTTAGCGGTAAGGGTAGGGTTGCTTGAGGATAAGTATATACTAAAATATGTAGTGCCTACCAATGTTGCCTCTGTTATATTGACACAGGACAAGTATGGCAATACCTTTAACTTTGTTGAAGGCGATGAAATTGAAATAAGCTTTCACATTAAGCCATTTCCGGGTGCGGTTACATCACGTATTTTAATGAGGGTTAATAATATAGCAACATTAAATTATAACTGGGCGAATGTTTATGGTTTTAGTAATGTTTCTACAGCTGGTAGTATATATTATGGTCAGTCAACCGTGCTGAGAATTAAAATACTAAATGGTGAGCTGAATGGGTATATGATGACAATGCCATTTACTGCAGAGAATGCTTTAGCAACTACACAGGCTTACGGAATTAGCTCACAGGGCCTTAACCTTACGAGCATTAACTCCATATTTTTTTGGTCTGTTAATACAGCCATAGCTGCTGGAACAGTATTTCTTATAAAAAAATTATAGATATGAAAATAGCCTATCAGAAAGACGGAAAGCCCGCATACAGGGAAGCCACTCAGGAAGAGTTGGATGCACTGAATGTGGTTCAAAGTGATTGGCTGCATAACTATCCGATGCGGATAGTTGCACCAAAGGAATTGGCATTAGCATACCCTCAGATTTACGTGTGGTTTCAGGTTAACGATTTGCCCATCGAGAAGTTTGATACATACGTACATCTATATTGCAATGAGATTATGCCTGAACATCAGGCATTAGTTGATGCTAACAGCGAAACAATTAAAATAGAGTACAGGCCATGAAAATTGAAGAACTTAAAACGGGCGATATACTGCTTTACAGGAGTAAAGGGGTGCTGCCTTGGCTGATAAGGCTATTCACGAATTCGCATGTGAATCACGCTGCCATCTGTGTGGAAATATGGGGGGAGATGTTTGTGGCGGAAAGTGAAAGCAAAGGTTTTGTGTTAAATAAAATTGGTGATAGCGTAAGGGGTAGTGAAATATGGGTTATGCGGTACATAAAGCCTATCGACTATAAGAGTTTTGCGGTAAGGATTGCAAGTATGTTGGGAAAGCACCGTTACGATTTTGCCAGCCTGCTGTTCTTTCAGGTGTGGTACTCCTTAACGGGGGAATGGGTTGGCAAAAATGATAAGCATGCCAGCAAGAGGTTGTACTGCTCGGAAGCGATTGCTTACATTTACAGCAGGGAACTTTTTGAAATGTTGGAATGGTGGAAGTACAATCCAAAAATGATTTGGGAAGAGGAAAATTTTATCAAAGGAAAATTGGAGGTCTAATGTCCTTTTTATTTATTTCCGATATGTCAAAATTTGTTATATCAATTAATTACTAATCAAATAATACTAAAATGAGACCAATTGAACGTAAACAAATTGCTGAAAACGAAGTAGGTGTTGATGCTGCAATTGAAGCTACAGAATTAACACAAAAAGAGGTTGATGACCTGAAAGCAATCGGTGAACAATATCTGCCATTTACCGATGGCGCTACAAACCTCCGGGTAGGCGTACGTGCAACTAAATTTGTGGTTGATAAAACTTTAACCACAACCGGTTTTGCTGGTATTGAAAATACCGATTGGGTTAATATTGTTTTACTTCCTGTTTGATTATGAATTCTAAAGATCAGGAAATATTAGACCTTAAATTTAAAGGTATTCAACTTCAAATCGAGTCATTCGCCGATGTACATGAAGAAATGCACAAGTCAATTGATTTGAAGTTAACGCAAATACTTGAACAAACCTTAAAAACAAATGGGAGAGTAAGTGATCTTGAAAAATGGAAATCGGAACACGAATTAGCCACTGAAAAAAATTTGTTGGAATACAATTTTGTAAAGAGATACCCGAAGCTTATGCTTATTGCTTTTGTTATGATGATAATTTTAACCATTATAAACATTGCGAAATGAGAAATCTATTTAAACTTTTCAAAACTTTTTGTAGTAAACTACTAAAATTGTTTACTGAGCTGTTTAATTTTATTATTCGCTTTAAACCTTACTTGAAGCAAATAGTAAAGTTTGTTTGCAAATGGAATGAACTGCTAACGATCCCTCTGGGATTTATACTGTTTTATTACTTTCCATTATTGTTAAGGATTATTGACCCGACGGCCGGTGGATACGATATCGGAATACTGCACGCTGCAATTGCTGCTATATCAATTATGCTGATAATACATGGTTTTGCGTGGTTACTGCTTAGGATAACTTTCCCTGGCGTTTATAAATTTTTAGATGATACTTTTGAAACATTTATAACACGTTCAGATAGTTTAAATTCGAACCCGACAAAGCGTGACCATTTTTTACTGCTAACAACTTTTCAAAAATGCGTTATCTCATTATCAATATTATCTTTATACTTGCTTGGAACTATTCTGTTGGTCAAAATGTTCTAAGGCAACAGGTTGAGAAAACATACCTTTCGCAGGTAGGTGTAACCGAACGGGGCTACAACTCTGGCGATTCAATTAATATGTATTTGGCCTCGGTAAACTTAAAACCCGGCAACGCATGGTGTGCAGCGTTTGTTAGCTGGGTTTATACTGAAAATGGAATTATCAACCCAAAATCAGGCTGGAGTCCTGCCTGGTTTTCTTCACAAAATATTATTTGGAAAAGTAGAGATGGCCAAAAAAACAATAATTTTCCTCTTACGGGTGATGTTTTCGGAATTTACTTTACTGAAAAAAGAAGAATTGCACACATAGGTTTTATACACCGTTTTGATGAGCACATTACAATAACCGTTGAAGGAAATACTAATGCTGCCGGTAGCAGAGATGGCGATGGCGTATATATTAAACGCCGTCCTACCCGACAACTTTTTTATGTTGCAAGGTATATAAATGATAATCCATGAAGTTAAGCATTCCTACATCAATTTATAAAAGCCTGGTTATATTACTTTGCGGAGTAATACTTGGTATATTTATTGCCTTAAAATATTTAGTTCCCGATGGAACCGATATCTATATTGGCAAAATTAAGGTGCGGGGGAATGAAAATAAGGCCGATATTGAGAATGTGATAAACAAAAAACGATGATTTCAATTCAAAAGAAAAGGTTTCTTCGGAAACCTTCTATTATTGAACATGATAACTGGACACAATGTAATCAGCATGAACTTATCTTGCTATTCAAAATTCTTAATAGTAGCTGGTATAGCAACGAGGGTCGTTCTTTGATTCGGGAGTTTCTTAGCGAGCCAACATCAGCAGAAATATTTTTAGTGCAAAACGTGCTTAAATATGTTGGTCCCGACAAAGAATTACGTTCAATGACAATTGGGCAATGGGCGTACATTGAAAGAATGATGTTTAACCTATCACAGGATTACAACAAGGAGAATGTTGGTAAACTTATGGCAAGTATATATACCGATGGTAAACAGTTTACGCCTGAAAGCATAACCAGGCGAGCGGCTGAATTGCAGAATTTGCCTAAAGCGGTTATTGATGCTACAATATTTTGTTGGTATGCTGTTAGGAATTGGGTTTACTCCATTTATCCGTATGTGTTTCCGAAACAAAACAATGTTGCTGATAATTTGGAAAATCAAAAGGCTCCGGATTATTTAAAGATTATTCGTGGATTATCGGCTGGAAATGCAGATTCCGATATCGAAAAAATATTTAATTCCCGCATGCACAATATTCTTGGCGCAATAAATGAGGATTTAAAAAACAAAAAATACTAAAATACAAGGCATTAAATCGCGTCATTCTTTAAAAATCAATAGTTTTTAGCTTAGACAATTTTTCGCATTTCATAATTTGACACAGAACTGTTTGTCCTTTTTTGTGTTATTTGTAACTGTTTTTTTTGCTTAAAAAGTAGGCTATGAACAATCATGAAATAGAACTTTACTTCGAGAATCTTGCGCAGAAACATAGAGAAATTGTACATTCTAAAAGCAATAAGCGGTTCTTCCGCTTAGAACTTGAAGACATCCTCCTCGATAAACTTAAACATGTTGTTCATTATCCATTTATTGCGCTCGAGCGAATGGATTTTAAATATATTGGAAATCCAGGACAAAAAGGAAAGCGCAAAACAATTGCCCTTGATATTGTTGACAAATCTGAAAATACATCAGAAAAAATAAATGAAGCATATGATAGGTTAGAAGATATTGCCGACGATTTTGTACTTAAACTGTGGACCGATTCAAAAAGCAACGCATTTCCATTTGAGAATATTGATTGGAATAGCATTGACGCGGTTCAAATACCCTACAATGAAATTAACCGGTTAATTGGAATTCGCATTGTTTTTGATGTGCTTATTCCGATATCTAATGATGTTAATATAAACAAATGGCAATAACAATTATCAATACACCAAGAACTGTTGATTTTGGTAAAAATCAACTTGGATTTAAAATATCAAACGACAGGGGACGTTCAGAGCGGTTTTTGCTTGATTTTTATGCTGCTCCTGCAATAGGTAAAATTATTAAAATAAGCTGGGCTGACAAAACTATACAATTTGAGGTTGTGGCCGCAGCGGATAATTCAGGAACGCAGCTAACATCAACTACTGATACTTCGGTTATTAACACCGACTTAATGAAAAATACGCTTTTTGCTAATGACTGGGAATTAAGTTCAATGACAAGTACATTGCTGTGTTATTGGGAAAAAGATATTTTAAACTATTTCAACGTCGAAATACTTGGTTATGAGGAATCATTTAATCCAACTTATCGTAGCAAAAAATTTTATGATCCACAATATCTTGTTTCTGAACTATTTTTGAAACAATATGGCGATGTTAATTTTGTTTCACAGGGACTATCATTTTATGTAATTAACTTCGATAACTTATCATACATTAACCTTTTTGAAAAGGTACTTAAAGGTTTTAAACCCTATTTGCCAACTTTCAAAGCAAATCAGGTAACAGAAATAGTTAATACGTTGTACTACATGAAGATATGGGAATACATGAGTTTTGGCGGTACAATGTTTCAAAATGGTGTAACAACAGGTGAATTTATTGCATTAAATGGAAAATTGCCGGTTTCTGAATTTGTCAACTTTGCTTGGCCTACGCCTTTCTACTTGCTTTCGGAAAATACGGCATGGCGTGATATGTGGAGCAGTGCACATAATGAGTTAACGTTACTTATAACCGGTAGCATAGCCACATTCGATTTAAAAGTAAAGCTATATTTCGATGATGAAACAGATGTAACTGTGGCTATTGCAACAGTAACCTGCGCGCAGAATAAGACTTATTTTATTCCTGCTGGTTTTGAACAGCTACCAATAGCCATCAATACTCCGGAAGGATTAACCTGTTACCGCTATGAGGTAATTATTGCAAATGGTACCGATTCTATTAGCCGTTCGTTTATAGTAAAGGATGCTCCTGATTTGGGAAAAGTATTCCGTTTTATGAATTCATTAGGCGGTTGGGATTGTTTACCTGTTCTTGGCTATAAATCAGCAAAAAAGAAAGTTGAACAAATTGCAACAGAAAAAAGCCTTACGCCCTTCTATACCGAAACAACCAATTTGCAATCAGTAAAGTATAATCCTACCGAAGAGTACGAAGTTAATGTACTATCGCTTACCACTGCCGAGTCTATAATGTTTAAACAATTACTCGATTCACCATTTGTTTACCTTGAGGAAGATTCATCGTTTAAGCTAATAATTATCACATCGCCATCAATAGACGTATTTGATGAGGAAAACGATTTGCATAATGCTAAATTAAGTTTTCGCTATGCTTGAAATAAGAACAGGGCTTGGTAATTTTGTTCTCGATCCAAATACACGGATACGATTTACATACCTTTTCCCGTTATTTGTAGTTGATTCAATTCCTGGTGTTGTTACCTATGCTTTTGATTTACCCGACGATGCCGATGGCATAAATGCAAGGCTACTTGCAGCATCAACCTATTTTGATGTAGCCAAAAAGTATCGCAAATTATCAGTATCAATAATTTTTGCAGGCGATGAATTTGATTCTGGTGTACTGATAGTTACCGGCTCTAAAAATAAAAAATTTCGTTGCACGTTTTTGAGTACTCCTTTTGCCGATAACTTTGCAGATTTAGAACTTCAAAAAATTGCAGGGTTATTAAGTCCAATAAATCTTGGCAATACAACTGATGAAATAATTGTAAAAGCAAAAGAATTATCGCAAAAAAGTTATCCTGATTCCGATATCTGTTTCCCAACTATATATGCTCCAAATTTTTATGGTGATACCAATCCTGATTTTTACGGGATACTTAATGCATATTACTTTGATTATATAATAAACGATATTAATAAGGTATGGGAAACCGGCGATCCTGAAGAAGGAGATTATGAAACAAATTCACAGGCTCTTTTGCCCGCGTTTTACTGTCGAAGTATTATTAGGGAGATATTCAAAAGCCAGAATTTTATTATTAAAGGTGGATTTTTCCAGAGTCAGGTAACAAAGAATGCCGTAGTATTAGGGCTAAAGGCAGCTGATAGAACTGATAAACTTTGGGTATTTAATGGCGCTCATACTGGCTATTATGATGAAGGGACTCTTCGAATTTTAATGTTTGGTAACCATACTATTGGTAGCGGTTTTTCGTACGATACAACTAACGGTAAAGTTTTGGACGCATCGGCAAAGGGTTATTATGATGTTATTGGCGAAAATTTAAAATTTCAGTATGTAAGCGGCGAAAGGATATTGTATGTAAATATTTTTTATAGTCATATTGGCGGAACGGTAAATGTAACACAGTTAAGCATTAGTTCAAGCGAGGATATTGTAACGGTTGGTTCAATTTTAGGTTCATTCTACATTGATAATATTTTGCAAATAGGAATATTCATTGCATGTAACCAAAATTATATACCAATAGATGGAACAATAGACATAAAGGGAACATCAAAAAATGCGCTGAATACTTTTGCCAAATCTGTTTCAATTGGCGAGTATTTCAGCGGAATAACTGTTAGTACTATGGTTAATGCAATTCGCTCGCTGTTTGGATTGCTATTTTTTATCGATAAGAAACGAAACGTTGTAGAGGTGGAGTTGGCTTGCGATGTTATTAATAACTCAAAATTGATAGATATTACCGGGCTTATTATTTCCGAACCCGACAAGGATTTTACCGACCGTAAAAAATATACCATTGATTATGATTGGGGCGATACTGATTTGATGACCCCGCTTGCAGAGCAAACAAGAGAAATTGTTATCGCAAATCCGTTTCAACTGCCAGCTGCTAAATTAGACTATTCATTAAAGATATTAAATCTTTATAGGTATTATTTGTCCAAAAAATTGGAAGATCATTCAATAATTTGGGAACCTACCCGCACATTTATTAAAAATAAAATTACACCAGGGCTGGAACCAGAAGAGTATAAAATTCTTATGCAAACCCTAATAGGTTATCATATGTTTGATGGACTTATTATTCCATACTTACCCGGCGAAGGCAAAAGTGATGTTTTTGGCGTAAATAACGAAATGAAATTAACCGTGCTGGCATATCACGGGTTTAATGGTTCTTATAAAAATCCGTTTTTAATTTCTCCGTATCCTTACTCATCGTTGGGCAATTTAAAAAACGATGGAGAAGTTGATAGTACAATTCAGAGCCTTAGACTTGATGATGACGACCCCGACAATCTTTACAACCGGGCGCTTAAACCAATGCTCGATTTTGTTGGTAATCACGAAACAATTACTGTTGATATTCACCCGAGCCTTGAAAATATAAACACAATTTTAAAGGTATTCCGCCCCAGTACTGAGGGCGAAGCGCAATCTCCACGCAGGGTGATAGTACAAGGAGTAGAAATGTTTGTGAAACAATTCGATTTTGAATTAACAAATAATGCTGTTATAGCAGCACAGGTAAAATTAGCAAAGCGTAATCATGAGTTCTGATACAACTAAACGGCTTAACGATGCAATAAAGCAATTTTCCGATGAAGTAATTACTGATATGCGTGCTAATATTGCTTCGTTGGGTGTTCGCGGCAAGCAATACCTTTTACGGAAAATTAAATCTGAAAAGGCAAAGGCAAAAATGCGGGAGCGCATAAGCGCTGAGGGTGTTTTAATAAAAACGCTTAAATACAAGATATACTACAAGTATGGCGAAGCTTTTGGTGTTGGCTTTAAAATGCCAAAACATGCAATATATTTAATCAAAGGAGTGGGGGGTATTCATAAGGCAAGCAATCCACGCGAGGCAAAGGATTTTGCTAATGGTCCAATTGATAAGCATATTGCTAAACTTGCCGATCAGGTGGCTGAGATATCTGGGGATAAGCTTGAAATAAACGCATTTAAAGCAAAAATAAAATAGATACTTTACAAATTTTAAGAACTTTACGAACTTTATAAACTTTACAAACTCAAGTATATGGCTACTACGCGAACATTAACCATCTATGTCAATGGCAAAGAAGTTGAAAACAATATAAAAAGTATTCGTTCCGAATACATTAAATTAATTAATGAACAAGCCAAAATGACCCGTGGCTCAAAGGAATATATAGAAGCGGGTAAAGGAATTAAAAAGCTAAAAAAAGAAATTGATGATCATAACAAACAACTTCGAGAAACTGGCGGTATTTGGGGGAAATTAAAATCTTCGTCGGCAGCATCATTGCTTAGTATTACAGCAGGTTTTGTTAGTGTTAAAGCAGCATTATCGGCAGTAGTTGATAATAATCGGAGATTTGAAAAATCGCTATCATCGCTAAGCGCTTTAACAGGTGCAAGTGCCGATGATATTAAATATTACAATAGTCAAGCTCGTGAAATTGGAAAAACAACAAC